CGAGAACGAACCGATGGTTATTGATGAAGATTTGTGGATTCCAATTGGTAAAACTGTTCAAGATGTATTAGAAGACAAATTTAGTAATTTATAAATATGATATAGCGACTTAGGCACAATTTTTGACGTATTATCACGATTTTGCATAACACAAGGAGTCTCTTATGGGATTTATGTTATCACCAGGCGTAACGGTTTCTGAAATCGATTTATCAACCGTCATTCCTGCTGTTGCCACGACTGGTGGCGCATTAGCAGGTAATTTTCATTGGGGTCCTATCGGAGAGCGTGTTCTTATAGATTCCGAAATTCGTCTTGTTGAACGGTTTGGTGAACCTGATGCTAATACATACCAGTATTTCTTTACTGCTGCAAACTTTCTCGCATATGGCAATAATCTTCGAGTGGTTCGGGCTGCCAACACTGCGACTAGGAATGCGACAGCCAATTCCGCAGCTGCAGTACTCATTAAAACTCAAGATCTCTATGAATCTGATTATTACGATGGATCGGGAACGTTTGGAATGTGGGCGGCTCGGTATGGTGGCAGTCTTGGAAACAATATTAAAGTTTCCATTTGCCCGTCAGCGAATGCCTTTTCGTCCAATCTAACGGCGCAGATTAGTTCCACAGCAAACGCAGCTAGTGTGGGCGATACTACCATTAACGTCACGGTCAATCCAACCAACTATCTCTCCGTCAATGACTTGGTCAAACTCGGAACCAATGACTATATCAAAGTCAGCGCGGTGAACTCTGGTAATATCGTATTGTCTGGTGCATTGACTGTTGCGATTACTGCTAACACCGCACTTCTGCGGAAATGGCAGTATGCAGATGAGTTTGATCGCGCACCTGGAACATCTGCGTACGCAACTAACTTAGGTGGGTCCATTGATGAAGCCCATATCATCGTCATTGATGAAGATGGTGGAATCTCTGGTGTTCCTGAGACTGTTATTGAGAAATATCCATTTGTTTCCAAAGGCTCTGACGTTAAGGATGAAAGTGGCACGTCGATTTATTATCCAGAAGTCATCTTCAGAAAATCTAAGTGGATCTATTGGGGCGATCATGACACAGCTGGCACCAATTGGGGCACCACTGTGGTTGGTAAAACATTTACTAATGTCTACAAGCCTAATTATGCGTCATTGGGTGGCGGTGTCGATGCGGCACCATCAAATGCTGATTTGATTACCTCATATGATCTGTTTGCCAATGCAGATGTTGTGGATATTTCGTTAGTTCTAGGAGGTCCTGCGAATCAGACAATTGCTACACATCTGATTTCTAACATTGTTGAAACACGTAAGGATTGCGTAGCATTCTTCTCGCCACTCTATGCTGATGTGGTGGACAATGCGGGGGGTGAGGTAGATGATGTGGTTGCTTATCGTAATCTGTTAGCATCTACTTCCTATGCCTTTTTAGATTCTGCTTGGAAGTATCAATATGATAAGTATAACGATGTCTATCGTTGGGTTCCAGTTTGCGGTGATACCGCAGGGTTATGTGTCAGAACTGACAATACTCGCGAACCGTGGTTTTCACCAGCGGGATTCAATCGTGGTTCTATTAAGAACGTTATTAAGTTATCTTGGACACCATCACAAACTGAACGAGATGAACTCTATAAAAATGGCATCAATCCAGTAACTACATTCCCAGGTGAGGGATCAATTCTATATGGCGATAAGACTCTGCAGAGTAAACCGAGTGCATTTGATCGAATCAATGTGCGTCGGTTGTTTATTGTGTTAGAGAAAGCCATCGCTCGTGCAGCTAAGTATTCACTGTTCGAGTTTAATGATGAATTTACTCGCGCACAGTTCGTCTCATTGGTGGAACCTTTCCTCCGTGACGTTCAAGGTCGTCGTGGTATCTTTGATTTCCGTGTTGTCTGTGATACCAGCAACAATACACCAGAAGTCATTGATCGTAACGAATTTATTGGTGACATTTATATTAAACCTGCTCGCAGCATCAACTTCATTAAGTTGAACTTTGTTGCCGTGAGAACTGGTGTGGCGTTTGACGAAGTGGTTGGAAAGTTTTAAAGATTCCACTAAATACTGATACGAATTAAGGAGAACCTATATGCCATTTAATGTTGCTACTTTTAGATCAAAATTCGCTAAGGATGGTGCACGTCCCAACTTGTTTCAAGTGGAAATGCAGTTTCCAACAATCTTCGGAGTCGCTGGCGACTCTGGAGAAAAGTTGACATTTATGTGTAAGACTGCTGCATTGCCTGGATCTACTATCGGTATTGTAAATTTACAGTATTTTGGTCGTGAAGTCAAATTAGCAGGGAACCGCACCTTTGCTGATTGGACAATTACGATTCTGAACGATGAAGATTTTATTGTTCGGAAAGCGTTTGAAAAATGGATGGGAGGAATCAATACCCATTCAACCAATCTTCGCTTGTCTGGTGCTGTTGGATCAGCTGCTTACACTGCTAGTCCAATTGTTACGCAATATGGCAAGACTGGTGATGTTATTAAAACTTACCAAATGATCGGTGCATTTCCCACAGATCTCGCACAGATTGATTTGGACTGGGGTTCCAACGACACGGTGGAAGAATACACAGTAACTCTGTCGTATCAGTACTGGCAGACACTGGGTGAAAATTCACCGTTGACAGTCTAGTTATGATGACAGCGCGGGGGAGTTCGCTCCCCCGCTTTATTATTATTTTGTGATGGAGTAATTACCCCATGCCAATTTCGTTATTCGGATTCACTCTCGGCAAAAAAGAATCAGTTCAAGTTCAACCAGACGACAAACCCGCGCTGGTTCTCCCTCAATCCGCTATTGAAGACGGCGCAGTCACTATTACGCAGGGTGCGTATTATGGCACCTATGTAGATTTAGAAGGATCAGTCCGCAACGAACTTGAATTGGTGACGCGGTATCGCGAAATGTCGCTTCATCCAGAATGCTCCATGGCGATTGATGATATTATCACTGAATCAATCTCACAAGATACAGACAATCAAATCGTCAAAATCAATCTCGAACAACTCAAACAACCAGATACCATCAAAAAGAAAATCGAAGCAGAATTTGAAGAAATTCTTCATCTGCTAAATTTCAAGAATATTGCCGAAGAATTGTTTCGTCGCTGGTATGTGGATGGACGAGTCTACTTTCATGTGATGGTGAATGAGGACAATCCCAAGCTGGGCATTCAAGAGTTACGATTTATTGATCCACGAAAGATTCGAAAAGTTCGTGAAATATTGAAACAACGAGATTCGTCAACTGGGGTAGATACAATTGCTGCGGTGTCTGAATACTATGTGTTCAATGAACGTGGGATGACTGCGCAGACTTATACCGCATCAACAAGTCAAGGCATTCGTATTGCTACTGATTCTATTGTCTATGTTCCGTCAGGCATGTTAGATGCCAAATCGGTCATGGTGATTTCACATCTCCATAAAGCCATCAAGCCACTAAATCAGTTGCGCATGATTGAAGATGCGGTGGTCATTTATCGGTTGTCTCGTGCACCAGAACGCCGAATTTTCTATATTGATGTTGGCAATCTTCCCAAACTCAAAGCGGAACAATACGTCCATGATATTATGGTCAAATACCGCAACAAATTGGTATATGATGCCAGCACAGGAGAAATTCGGGATGAACGAAAACATCTGAGTATGCTGGAAGATTTTTGGTTGCCCAGGCGCGAGGGATCTAAAGGCACAGAAATCACTACGCTGCCAGCTGGGCAAAATCTTGGGCAGTTGGAAGATGTTATTTATTTCCGCAAAAAGCTCTATCAATCTCTCAATGTGCCAATGACTCGTTTAGATGATCAAACGGGTGGTGGATTGGCTGGATTGGGTCGGGCGGCAGAAGTTACCCGCGATGAAATTAAATTCTTTAAGTTTATTCAACGACTTCGTCGAAAGTTTTCACAAATATTTGATGATGCCTTACGAGTACAATTGTCTCTCAAAGGCATTTGTTCTGTGGAGGAATGGGATCAAATCAAACAAGACATTACTTACGATTTCATGTCTGACAATCACTATTATGAATTACGTGAAGCTGATCTAACTCAGAATCGTGTCGCCCTGGCAGCTCAAATTGATCCTTTTGTTGGTAAATATTACTCTCAAGCCTGGGTGAAACGTCATGTTCTGCGAATGACTGAAGACGAAATGGCAGAGATGCAAGATGAGCTAGAACAGGAACAGAAACAAGAAATAACATCATCGGACCCTGCTATGGCACCAGTCGGAGAACTTCCTGCGCAACCCGTTGCGATGCAACCTCCCGCGATGCCAGAACCATTGCCGACAGCACCTGTAGCACCAAAATCCTTGACGCCAGATTTAGATGCAGCTGTGAGTGCAGCAAAGAAAAGATTATAAATAATATGAGGTGTTTATGTCTAATATTAACGATTTAATTCAGTCAGTGGCAACGGATAAATTGACAGATGCAACGGGTTCTGTACATGAGTTGCTGGGGCAACGTGTGTTGAACGCTTTGGATACACGTAAGCAAGAAATCGCGTCAGCGTTGTTTCAGCAAGAGGTTAAACCAACTGTTGAGCCAACTGGGGGGATATGAAATCTTTCGGTGATTTGAAACGACAACTGAACGAAGCCGTTTCACCCGAACAGCAACGGTTTGATATATTGGTGCGTGCAGGGTTGATGGATAAAACTCTGCTGCCCAAACTTCATCGTGTAATGGATAAGTTGCATCAAGAGAAACCGATGTCCATGCAAGAACGACAACTGGTGTTTGACTTGGTAAAACAATTAACACAGATTGTTAGTGGTAATATGGGCGTCTTTCAAAAAGTACGGCAAGCGGTAAGAGAAGAACAGATTCAGGAAATTGCTGATTCTGCTGATTCTCCTATTGCATTACTTAATAAAGAACCGCCGATGTTAATCATTCTTCGTCGAAAAGCAATTCGTATGTATCCGCATGATACTAAAGTAGCATTGTATTATAGTGACAAATTAAATCGATACTTTACGGTTCCTTTTCAAGATACGGAGTCGCCCAAATAAAATGAATCAATTGATTGCACAAATTATGACAGAGCGATTTCAAGACGCTCGTGCAACGATTGTAGAGCGATTAAATACGATTCGTGATATTGCATGTGTGCGAATGAAAACGATGATTGGAGATACATTAGGGGAATCGCACGAGACAACAGAACTATTGACGGAAGGTGATGTGTTACGTCGCGGACGAATTAATCTTATTCGTCGGCGCATTCGAAAAGGTAAACTGCAGCGTAACATTAAGCGATCTGCGATTAGAGGATTTACACTGAAACGAGGAAAACTGGTACGGATCCCAGCTGCAGCGCGAATACGAATGCGGTTAAAAGCACGTAAGGCAGCAATTAAACGTCGTGCAAAATTACAGCAAGCATTACGAAAACGAAAAATTAGTTTGCGGAAAAGAAAGGCAATGGGTATCCACTAATGAGACTGAAAATATTATCCAACGAAGTCACACTAAGTTCATCGGCAAACACCACTGTTAGTGGTGCTACCTTATTGCGATTGGTTAATACTCATGCCAGCACTCAACATGTTATTACGATTGCGGATGGTGCCGGCACCACAACTGGCAATGTGACCATTCTAGCAGCATCTGAAATGCTTTTAGAAAAAGATCGAACGGAAACAGTACAGGTTGATGCAGGAACGAATGTTAAAGCTGTTCCTGTCGCCTACAATCACTAAAGGTTATCCATGAAACTACTCAAAGAATTTTCAGGTTCCGACACAGAAGTTTTGGTGGAAAAGTCTGATACAGGCAATAAGAATTATTATATCAAGGGCGTCTTTATGCAAGCGGAAGCAAAAAACCGCAATGGACGAGTTTACCCTAAACAGATTCTAGAAAATGAATTAAATCGTTATCAGCAAACAATTAGTGAAAAACGATCATTGGGTGAACTAGGACATCCAGACACTCCCACCATCAATCTTGATAAAGTTTCTCATCTTATTACTGAGTTACACTTTGATGGGAATAATATCTACGGAAAAGCGAAAATTCTACCAACTCCAAATGGCGAAATTACGAAAAGTTTCATTAATGAAGGTATCAAGCTGGGCGTCTCGTCACGTGGAGTGGGATCCTTACAATCGATTGATGGAATCAATCGAGTACAGGAAGATTTCAAATTGTCCACCGTGGATATTGTTGCAGACCCCTCAGCCCCTGATGCTTGGGTGTCGGGTATTATGGAGGCGCGTGAATGGATTTATATTGATGGAAAGTTCATGGAACAACAGATTGAGCATGTTCAGAAAACAATCAAAAAGGCATCACGAAAAGACGTAGAACGAGTCGCTGCAGAACTGTTTGAGTCGTTTTTGAAAAACTTATAAATTATAAATAGTAATACCAACAGAGGAGATTCATATGTCGAAAAATTTAATGGAAGCTGCCGCAGATATTTTAAGTCGTAGTAAAGCCGCTGCACCCAGTGATCCCTTGGAAAAGGTAAAGGGTGAAGTTGAGGATTTGGGTGGGGTGACACCTACTGATCCTGTCCGTCGCGAAGGTGACGGATCAGCGAAAAATGTCAAGAAAGCTACTGCGCCTGGTAAACCTGCCTCTGTTGGAGCTATGCCAATGGAAAAGGTTAAGGGTGAAGTGGATGTCGTTAAAGAAAATAATCATGACGACGATCATGACGACGACGATCATGACGACGAAGAACATGATGACGAACATGACGACGACGAAAAGGATGAGAAGAAAAAGGAAGTGAATGAAGAAGACGAGAAGAACGGCAAGAACGGTAAGAACGGCAACGGCAAGGACAAGAACGAGGAAGAAGACGAAGACAAGAAGAAAGAGAAGGAAGAGAAGGAAGAAAAAGAAGCTATGAAGGAAGATGTAAAAGCTATTCTGTCTTCTGAAAAGAATCTATCTGAAAATTTCCGTTCTAAAATTGCCATGATTTATGAAACTCGTGTGAACGATAAGGTTCAGCATAAAGTTAAGAAGATTGAGGAAAAGTTGGAAGCCAAGTATGCGTCAGAGTTGACTGAAGCTGTTCAGCAGCTTGAAGCTCAGTTGGTAGAAAAGATCGATGGATTCCTCAATTATGCAGTAGAAGAATGGATGGAACAGAATCAAGTCGCTATTGAGAATGGAATCCGTTCGGAGTTAACAGAAGAGTTTATCGCTGGACTCCGCAATCTCTTTGCCGAGCATTATATTAATGTTCCGGAAGAGAAGATTGAATTGGTAAATGAACTGGTTGAAAAAGTAGAGTCATTGGAAACACAACTCAATGAAACCGTCGCACGGAACATTGAGATGAAGAAATCACTTCAAGAATCCAAGAAACAAGACATTATTAATAAAGTCTGTGAGGGTCTCACACGGACACAAACTGAAAAAATTCGGTCGCTCGTAGAGGGTGCCGAGTACACCACAGACGGTGAATTTCAGAAGACAGTTGAGACCATCCGTGATAACTATTTCCCAAAGACAACAAAAACAGCCTCAGCTGAAATGTTGTCTGAACAAGCAGATATTTCCGAACAGCCTGAAATCACTGATTCACGGATGCGGGCATATGTACAGGCTATTTCGAAGACTTTACCGAAGTAACATCAATAGTTTATTTTAACCAAGGAGTACCACATGTTTCTATCAGAGAATCTTGAGAAGAAGTGGAGCGGAGTTCTGGATCATCCAGATCTTCCCAAAATTAAGGATCCGTATCGCCGTGCGGTAACTGCTGTTATTCTGGAGAACCAGGAAACAGCGATTCGCAAGGAATCGCAGATCCTCAGCGAAGCGTCTCCTGCTAACGCCACTGGTGGTGGATTGACAGGTGGGGCTGCTGCTGGTGGTCCAATGGCAGGGTTTGATCCGATTCTCATTTCGTTGGTGCGTCGTTCGCTTCCGAACCTCATTGCCTACGATGTGTGTGGTGTTCAGCCAATGTCGGGTCCAACTGGACTCATCTTCGCGATGCGGTCCACGTATACGACAGCTAACGTGACAGCCGGTGCAACAGAAGCCTTCTACAACGAAGCGGATACTGATTTCGGTGGCACAGGAACACATGCCGACATTGCTCTCGCATCTAATACTTCGACGGGCAATGGAAACGTGTTCGCGACATCCGTGACGACAGGCACTGGTCTGACAACATCAGCGGGTGAAGCATTGGGGACTTCTACATCTCCTGCTGGTGCTGCATTTGGTGAAATGGCATTCTCCATCGAGAAAGTCACTGTCACCGCCAAGACTCGCGCACTCAAGGCTGAGTACACGATGGAATTGGCTCAGGATCTGAAAGCAGTGCATGGTCTGGATGCAGAGAGTGAACTCTCTAACATCCTCTCGGCTGAAATCCTTGCGGAAATCAACCGTGAAGTGCTGCGGAACATCTATGTTGGTGCCAAAGTTGGTTGCCAGAGTGGCACCACGACAACGGGCACATTCGACCTGGATACCGATTCAAACGGTCGGTGGATGGTTGAAAAAATCAAGGGTCTTGCTTTCCAGATTGAGCGCGAAGCAAATACAATTGCCAAGCAAACTCGTCGGGGCAAGGGCAACGTAGTCATCTGTTCATCCGATGTCGCCAGTGCCTTCGCGATGGCAGGGCTGCTTGATTACAACAGTGCGTTGAAAGATCAAGTGAATCTGAGTGTGGATGATACTGGCAACACCTTTGCTGGTACCATGTTTGGTCGTATCAAGGTCTACATTGATCCGTACTTCCCAACATCCAGCACTTCAGAGTTTGCGGTGGTTGGGTATAAGGGTACCAATGCCTATGACGCTGGTATCTTCTATTGCCCCTACGTCCCACTGCAGATGGTTCGTGCGATTGATACAGGTTCATTCCAGCCGAAGATTGGATTTAAGACACGCTACGGTCTTGTTGCCAATCCGTTTGCTGAGGGCACGACACAGGGTCTGGGCGCGCTAACCGCCAAGGCTAATATGTACTATCGTGCAATGAAGGTGAGCAATATTCTGTAAGCAATTACAGATGATTGTTCGGAAAGGGGGACTTGAAAGGGTCCCCCTTTTCATTTATACCAGATTATATAAATAATATATTATGGGTCAATTACAACCATCAAATACAAATTTTCTTGTTCCAAATAAATTCGTCCTGTCGTTTATACGTCTTCCCAACATGCAGTTTTTCTGTCAGACGGTGAATCTTCCAGGAATGAATCTGAGTGCTGTACCACGAACCACGCCATTTGTAGATTATCCTGTTCCTGGAGAAAAGCTCGTTTATGATCCCTTGACTATTACATTTTTAGTTGACGAAGATTTAGCCTCCTGGCGAGAAATTCATGATTGGATGCGCGCTTTAGGATTTCCAACCAAATTTGAAGAATATAAAAATTTAAGAAAAATTTCTAAATCCATCAATCCAGTAACACCTCAAGTTTCAGATGCAACCTTAATTATGTTGAATTCCAATAATCGTGGCAACTATCGATTCAAATTCCATGATGCATTTCCTATGACGCTCGCTCCCTTTACTATGACTACTGTGAATGGTGCTGACACCATTTTAACTGCTGACGCCACCTTCAGTTATTCTCTTTTTGATATCGAAAAAATTTGACAAATCAGAAATAATTTAGTATAGTTTCTGAACGAGTCGTTGTTGACAACATGAGCAATTATGTGATTGAAGCGTATTGTGATCTCTTAATAAAGAGGAGTCATTATGGTAACACCAATTCCTGTAACTACACGTGAAACGGTTCATGAACTTTTGACTATGTGGGGTATTGATGTGGTGTTTGATCAAACACAACCAGATCGAGAATTAGCTCGTATTGGTACTTTACACAGTAAGTATCTGACGATTCTCTCTGAACATCGTTTAGCTATGAAAGTGGTTGAACAAAAATATTATCGTATTCGTAAACTCAAATGGGAATACTATACCGGTAAACTAAATGGGGACAAAGCAACACTAGAGAAGTATGGATGGGAACCATTTATGTTCACACTAAAATCAGAAATTCCCTCTTATCTCGAAGCAGATAAAGATTTGCAACTTTTGATGACACAAAAAAGTTTACATGAAGAAATTGTGGAAGTGTGTCAATCGATTCTTAAAGAACTACAATCTCGTACGTATCAAATTAAAGACTTCATCACCTGGCAACGCTTTATTCAAGGCGTCTAAGATTCACTCACTAAATACTGATATGGAGTATTTATGATGGATCTTGTGATCACAAAACATAGCGAAGTCTATATCAAAATACAGTGTGATAGTGGGATTGCACAAGAACTGCATGAATATTTCTCTTTTTGGGTGCCAGGATTTCAGTTCACTCCACAATTTCGACGAAAGCTTTGGGATGGCAAAATTCGACTCTTTGACACTCGAAGTAATCTGCTTTATCATGGGCTAGTCCCTTATGTTGAAAAGTTTTGTCATGATCGCAACTATACGTATCATCTAGATACGTTAGTGGTTCTGACTGAAAATTGGTCTGAACAAGAAGCGCATACCTTTATTCAGTCACTATCGCTTCCCGAACAATTTCAACTTCGTGACTATCAATTTAATACGCTTGTTCAAGCAGTCCGCAATCGTCGTCAATTAATTGTATCACCAACAGGCTCAGGTAAATCTCTCATTTTATATTGTTTGATTCGGTATTTTCTTTTTCGTGATTTACATCACATTCTTGTGGTGGTTCCCACAACTAATCTTGTTGAACAACTAACGTCTGATTTTCAATTATATGGATGGGATGTAAATCAATTTGTCCATAAACAATATGCGGGTAAAGAAAAAACAACACAGAAGCCTGTAACGATTACCACCTGGCAATCCATTTATGAATTTCCTGCGTCATACTTTGAACAATTCGATGTTGTATTGGGAGATGAGTGTCATCTGTTCAAAGCTAAATCGTTGCAAAGTATTATGACTAAATTGACTCGGACACTCTTTCGTATTGGCACCACTGGCACATTAGATGGCACTAAGACTAATCGATTGGTGTTAGAGGGCGCATTTGGACCCGTGTATGAAGCAACCAAAACCAAAGACTTGATGGAACGCGATACATTAGCAAATATCAACATCAAAGCTTTGATTCTTAAATATGATGTCAACACATGTCAGCAATTAAAATCTTCTACCTATCAAGAGGAATTGGATTTTGTCGTACAACACCCCAAACGTAATCGATTTGTTGCCAATCTTGCGTTATCATTGATGGGCAATACATTAATTCTTTTTCAATTTATTGACAAGCACGGAGAATTATTATATAATCTTATTCGTGATTTGTCACCTAAACGCGAGGTGATGTATGTTCATGGAGGCGTGGAAACCGATGAACGTGAACGTATTAGACGATGTATTGATCAATCGTCTCATGCTATAGTATTGGGATCGGCTGGTACATTCAGTATTGGTGTTAATATTCCCAATCTACACAATATCATATTTGCCTCACCATCAAAGTCACGTATTCGTGTGCTTCAGTCAATAGGTCGTGGTCTTCGAAGAACGGATGAAAAAAATTTGATGACGTTATTTGATATTGCTGATGATCTACGAACTGGTAAGACAATGAATTATTTGCTCGAACATTATGTAGAGCGTCTGAAGATTTATGATGACGAACAATTTTCCTATCAACAATATTACATTGATTTAAGCACATGATATCTACATCTGCATCTTTTGTCGCAATATTACGACTCACCACCGGTGAAGATATTATTGGACTTATCTCAGAAATAAAAACTGAGTATCAAGTGATCAATCCTTTCAAGGTGATTTTTCGTCGTTTGAACGCTGAGAATCAAGTGGGATTGTTGATCGTGCCTTGGTTACTTGATGAATTGCTCGACGAACACACAACAGTGATTTCGAAATCACAAGTAGTTTGTATTATGACACCCAAAAAAGAATTTATTGATTATTATTATCGTATCAGTGATGATTTTTATATGCGATTGATCAACTTGGATAGTATTTTTCGTAAACAGTTGTTGAATCTTAAATACAACTCACCAACGATTGAATCAATGTTTCGAGATATGATAAATAAGTCATCTAATATTAATTTTTCTGATCACAATTCTCGTCAAGCTTGTCGCAATAAAGATGAAGATGAAGATGAAGACGAAGAAAATGATGACAATACTCCTACGTTTCATTAATATGATGTATGAGTGAACATTATATTTCAAATATCACTTTATTTGAGGCTTTACTTCAATATCAAAAGGCGGTTCGCCGCGCCAAACGTCTTCATCAAGAACGTCCTGTTCTTCCCGATTATATCGGAGCTTGTTTTTTGAAAATCGCAGATCGACTATCACGCAAACCCAATTTCTACTCGTACACGTTTCGCGAAGAAATGGTTATGGATGCAGTAGAAAATTGTGTGTTGTATGTTGATAACTTTGATATGAAAAAATCCAGTAATCCTTTTTCATATTTCACTCAAATTATTTACTATGCGTTTTTACGGCGTATTCAACGCGAAAAGAAGCAACTTTATTTAAAGTATAAACTGGCAGAAAAACTCATCGTGACGCAAGAGTTTAATCAGTCAGAAGACAAAACACCCTCAAATCAAGGTGAGTTGTACACCAACATAGCCGAATATATTGATACCTTTGAAAGGAAAATTGAAGCTAAGAAGTCCAAAAAGCGAGGATTAGAATTATTTGTGGAGGACGAATGAAACTGGCTCTTGTGACGGACACTCATTTTGGTGCTCGTTCAGATTCTCCCCAGTTTAATGCGTTCTTCTTTAAGTTTTGGGAAGACACCTTTTTCCCCTATTTGAGTGCGCACCAGATTAAAACTGTAGTGCATCTTGGAGATGTGATGGACCGACGCAAGTTCATCAATCATTATATTGCGAATGAGTTTCAAACACGGTTTATCAAACGCCTCTATGACGAGGGTATTGACACACATATTATCATTGGAAATCATGACTGTTTCCACAAAAACACAAATCGTATTAATTCTATTCAAAATCTCTGTGGCACCTATGATGGATTGCATGAGCCGTGGATTTATGTGGATCCTGCTGTAGTTAGTTTTGATGGCGTAGAAATATTATTTTTGCCGTGGATTTGTGACGAGAATCGTGACCGCTCGTTAAAATTAATTCGTGAAGCTCCGGTATCCTTAGTCATGGGTCACTTAGAGATTGCCGGATTTGAAATGGACAAAGGGTTGATGTGTCTTGATGGATTGTCTGCGGATTTGTTTAATCGATTTGAACTCGTACTCTCAGGGCATTTTCATCATCGATCTACAAAAGGTCCGATTCACTATCTAGGCAATACGTATGAAATTACATGGGCAGATTATAACGATCCTCGTGGGTTTCATATCTTTGATACAGACACACGAACTTTGACTTTTGTTCCGAATCCATATAAAATGTTCTATAAACTTTTGTACGATGATACCACTCAAACGTTTGACACATGGAATGCGTGTGATTTCTCAATGTACAAAGAGACTTGTGTCAAAGTAGTTGTCAAACAAAAAACCAATCCATATTTGTTTGATTCCATCTTGGATAAACTCTATGCGTCTAGCCCACTTGATGTGTCAATTGTGGAAAACTATTTACCCGTGTCTGACCAGATTGAAGACGCCATAATTGATCAAGCAGAAGATACGATGACAATTCTCAGTAAATATATTGATGGATTGAAAATGGATGTAGATCCTAAACAATTAAAAGAGTTTATGCACAATCTCTATCAGGACGCCCTCGCCTCGGAACGTTCAGTATGATTACACTCCAATCTGTCAAGTGGCGCAATCTTCTCTCTACGGGAAATGCGTTTACTGAAATTCCGCTAACCGCACATAATCATACGCTGGTTGTTGGTGAAAACGGATCGGGCAAATCAACGCTCTTAGATGGAATTTGCTTTGGGTTATTCAATCGCCCGTTTCGAAAGATCAATAAACCCAGTCTCGTCAATTCCATTAATGGTCGTGACTGTATTGTTGAAGTTGCACTGACGATTGACAATATTGCCTATCGTATTGTGCGCGGAATTAGACCAAACATCTTTGAAATTTATCAAGATGGCGTATTAATCAATCAGGATGCAGAATCGCGGGATTATCAAGAGTATCTTGAAACCACAATTCTGAAAATGAACTATAAATCTTTTACACAAATCGCCGTCTTGGGGTCCGCCTCATTCACTCCTTTTATGCAATTGTCTAGTTCGGAGCGACGTGCCATTATTGAAGATTTATTAGATATTCAGATTTTCTCCACTATGAATTCGTTATTGAAAGAACAATTCGCGACTAATAAAGAATCATTGATGACAAATAAGTTAATATTAGAATCATCACAAGAAAAGGTGGAGTTACAAAAGAAACATGTTGCGACATTATCAGAAAATCAAGAACGTATTGCGGAATCGTTGCGCCATGAACGCACCGACCATCTCGCGCAAATCGCCAAGTTTGAACAATCAATTCAAACCACCGCTGAACGTCTTGGTGAAGTGATTGCATCGCTAGACGACAAACGGGATTTGCAAACGAAATTAACCAAACTAATGAAACTTGAAGCCCAGATCAGACACACGCTTGGTAAACAACACAAGTCCTTGACCTTTTTTGAAGAACACGAAAACTGCCCGACATGTGAACAGAAAATTGAACGAGCTTTTCGCGATGAACAAATCATTAGTCTTCGAAAAAAGACGGCTGAATCGTGCGATGGTATTCAGAAACTGGAACATAAAGTTGCCGCGCTAAAAGATCAGCTGGCGCATGTTGAGGGGGTAGAACAGACGGTGCGATCACTAGAATCTGATATGGCATCTTGGAAACAATCAATTGAACAGATTCAACAGTGGATTCGTGGCATTGATACGAAATTGACCACGTTGGAATCCACACAAAATTCATCAGCTAACGAAACACAACAACTACGCATCTATGAACAGTCTGTGGTGGACTTAACAGCGGCTCGTCAAGTATTACTGACTGACAAGCAATATTGTGATGCGGCTGCGTTGTTATTGAAAGATACAGGAATTAAAACCAAAATTGTTCAGCAATACTTACCAGTAATTAACACACTTGTTAATAAATATCTTTTAGCACTGGATTTTTCTGTGAATTTTATGTTGGATGAATCTTTTACGGAAACGATTAAATCGCGATATCGAGACGAATTTCAATATGCTTCGTTTAGTGAAGGTGAGAAGCAACGCATTGACATGGCATTGATGTTGACATGGCGAGCAGTTGCCAAACTCAAAAACTCTATGAATACCAATTTATTGATTTTGGATGAAGTCTTTGATTCGTCATTGGATACGACTGGTGCAGAAGAACTTCTTAAGATTTTAGCCGTCTTAGAGGGTACTAATGTGTTTGTAATTTCTCATCGAGGGGATGTGTTGCAGGATAAGTTTCAACATGTCATTCGATTTCGTAAACTTCATAACTTCTCACAGGTGGTGACATGAGTGAAGTGTTGACCTTTAATACAACGGCTGATACGCTCACAGAATTCAAACCGTTGCTGTTGTACAATGAAAAGAATCCACTGTTAAAAATGAAATTGCCGATATTTGATTTTTCTGCTCCACCAGTAAATCCGCAGATACTTGCCAAACACCTTCAAGTGACCATGAAGCATTATCATGGATTGGGATTAGCGGCGAATCAAGTTGGTCTACAGTATCGTGTGTTTGTGCTGGAAGGTGATATTGTTTGTTTTAATCCGCGCATTGTGTCAACATCAGACTTAATGACTCATGATAGCGAAGGGTGTTTATCGTTTCCAGGATTGTGGTTGCGTGTTTATCGACCAGCACAGATTTCTGTGAAATATTATGATGCATCAGGGCAGTTGCAACAACAAGAATTTTCTGGCATTACCGCTCGCTGTTTTCAACATGAATTGGATCACATGAATGGTATTCTGTATACTGAATTAGTAGGACCTTTGACACTTCAAATGGCACGAAAGAAACAGCAGAAGTTATTCAAAAAGATTGAGCGAATTAAAACCTTTAAGATAAAATAAAATTATTACGGAGATTCGTTATGGAAATTCAAGTCAAGGTTGAAGAGTTGCGTAAACACAAATTGTTTGTGGCAACGCCTATGTATGGCGGTCAATGCCATGGCATGTATATGAAATCGTGTTTGGATCTTCAAACCACGATGTCGCGGTATGGTGTAGATATGCGCTTTTCGTTTCTCTTCAACGAATCGCTCATCACGCGAGCAAGAAATTATTTGGCGGATGAGTTTCTACGATCCACGGGATTCACACATCTTCTCTTTCTTGACTCTGATATTCATTTTGAACCCAAGGATGTCCTTGCCTTGTTAGCATTAGATCGCGACATTATTGGCGCTCCCTATCCCAAGAAAGCAATCAATTGGAGTAACATTGTCGCTGCTGTTAAAAACCATCCAGACATCGACCCCAAAAATCTTGAGAATGTGGTGGGTGAATATGTGTTTAATGTCGTTAAAGGAACGTCACAATTTCATGTCTCAGATCCATTAGAAGTGATGGAAATCGGCACCGGCTACATGATGATTAAACGTCACGTATTTGAGAAGTTTGCTGAGTCTTATCCTGAATTTCGATATAAACCAGATCATGTCGGGCAAGCTAACTTTGATGGGACACGATATATTCATGCATATTTTGATACGGTGATTGATCCTGAAAGTCAACGATATCTAAGTGAAGATTATATGTTTTGTCAGTGGGCGCGAAAGATTGGGTTTCAAGTTTGGTTGTGTCCGTGGATGCGCGCCCAACACGTGGGCACCTATGCGTTTAGTGGGAATATGCCAAAGATTGCGGAACTAACTGGTCGCTTGTGAGGAGGTGAAGTATGAAACTTATAGTGGGATTGGTGGGGTTTAAAGGATCAGGCAAAGATACCGCTGCCAATATATTTGTCTCGCGTGGATTTACGAAAGACTCGTTTGCGGCTCCCATAAAAGATGCGGTCGCGCAAATCTTTTCATGGGATCGCGAATTGATTGAGGGAGCAACAGAAGAATCTCGTGCTTGGCGTGAGATACCAGATTCGTATTGGTCTGCTGCTTTTGGGTGCGATGTCCTGCCTCGTGTGGTGTTGCAGAAATTTGGAACAGAATCGATGCGGGATGTATTTCATGACGATATTTGGGTGAAATCATTGATGCGCCGAATTCAAACATCTTCACGTCAAAAGTTTGTGGTGTCGGATGTGCGATTTGAAAATGAAGTTCAAGCCATTCAAGAACTGGGTGGTATCATTGTTCGTATTCGTCGCGGCAATGAACCGACATGGTTTTTGACAGCGGAACAAGCCAATCGAGGAAATCAGGATGCAATTCAGACGATGATTGATTTAAATGTTCATCGGTCAGAATGGGATTGGATTGGTTGTGAGTTTGATTATGTTATTGATAATAATGAAACGATTCATGCATTTCAACAAAAGGTGCTTCAAATACTTGACAAGCACACGGTTTTGGTTTAATATAGTTTGTGTTGTGTTTTTTAACCATTTATTATGAGGTGAGTTATGTCCGTTCAGTTATCTCCGGCAACCATTGAAGTCTTAAAGAATTTCGCATCCATCAATTCTGGATTGATGTTTCGCGAAGGCAAAAAGCAGCGTACCATTTCCCCCACCAAAACAGTGTTCGCAGAAGTCCAGCTAGAGGAAAACATTCCGTCATCTTTTGGCATCTATGATCTGAACAACTTATTGGCGGTGTTGACATTTGACAGTGCACAAACTCCTGCGGTGTCATATCAAGAATCCAATTTGATCGTCAAGATTCGCGATACCGAAACCACTAAATTTCGGTGTTGTGAAGAAAAGATGTTGGTTACGCCACCCGCTAAAGAACTTGATTTGGGTACACCAGATGTAGAATTTGATTTGTCTGAAGAAATGCTATCGCGAATTTTGAAAGCCACTTCTATTTTGAGTGCGCCGCATATTGTTGTGGAGGGTGATGGCTCGGTTCTCAGTTTAACTGCCATTGATGTGAACAACGATTCGTCAAATCAATACTCGATTGAAGTTAATAAGACATCTCAAATCTGTCGAATGGTCTTTCGCACAGAGAATTGGAAAATGATGCCAGGCGCATATCGTGTCAAAATTTCCTCGAAGGGTATTGCGAAGTTTGAAAATCCTACGCGGAAATTGACGTATTGGCTGGCTTTGGAAGTTGGCTCAAAGACACAGAAGTAGTGGGCGATATGGGTGGAGCGATGCTCCATTCAATTTTATAATGATGGAGTGATTATGATAGCCAACACAGATCATTTTCTGTTTGTTGAGAAGTATCGTCCACAGACGATTGATGAGTGTATCCTACCAGATCGGTTGAAAGTTCCGTTCAAGGAATACGTCAAACAACACAAAGTTCCTAATTTGCTGCTCTGTGGTGGTCCTGGCGTCGGGAAAACGACCGTAGCCAAAGCAATGGCACGAGAGATCGATTCCGATATGCTTGTGATTAACGGATCAGACGAAAGTGGCATTGATGTTTTCCGCACGAAAATCAAGCATTATGCGTCATCAATGTCGTTGGGTGGTGGGCGCAAAATCATTTTGATTGATGAAGCGGATTATTTGAATCCGAATAGTATTCAACCCGCTTTGCGTAATGCGATTGAAGAATTTTCTACCAACTGTACATTTATCTTCACCTGCAATTACAAGTCTCGTATCATTGAACCGCTTCATTCTCGTTGCGCGGTGATTGATTTTACTTTACGCAATGGTGAAAAACAGAAAATGGCTGCTGCCTTTTTCAAGCGAGTGCAGACCATTCTCAAGTCTGAAACAATTGCGTATGACGAGAAAGTGGTTGCTGAACTCATCACCAAGTATTTTCCTGACTTTCGCCGTGTTCTAAACGAACTTCAGCGATATTCACAATTCGGAAAGATTGATGTGGGCATTCTCACGCAACTGGGTGATATTGCCATTCAAGAATTGGTGGAAATGCTGAAGAGAAAAGATTTTAGTTCCATGCGAAAGTGGGTTGCGACTACCAATCCTGATTCAGTCACACTGTTTCGTCGAATCTATGATGGACTGGCGGAACATATGAAGCCTGCATCTATTCCGCAGATCGTAGTGTTGCTGGCAGATTATCAGTACAAGTCAGCGTTCTGTGCGGACCAAGAAATCAACAATGTCGCAGCCTTGACTGAAATCATGATTACTGCTGAGTGGGTTTAAAATGACACAATCTCAGATCAATCCTTTTGATTACGTCAAGCAGATTACTCAGGGTAAGAAGGATTTGATGGTAGACGAGATCACAGAGAAAGCCTATGTGCCCTTTCTCACGAATCGTTCACTCTCATATCATCTAGATTGTGTGATGTTTGCGAATGAAATGAATCGTCGCCACCACCTAGATAAGAAATTACAATATTCTTATCTTATAAATACAGTAAGAGGTCGAAAACGACCCTATGTTAAGTGGAGTAAAGCGGAGATACCTGACGATTTGGAATGTGTGAAATTGGTGTACGGCTATTCCAATTCTAAAGCCCGTCAGATTCTTTTCCTTCTAACTCCTGAACAATTAGCAGATTTGAGAAAGATCACTGATATAGGTGGAGCGACAAAATGACAGATTTATCAACGTTTTTAGAAATACGTTTGAAATCTGAAGAAGACTTTTTGAAAGTACGCGAAACCCTGACTCGTATCGGAGTTGCTTCTCATAAAGATAAATCACTCTATCAATCTTGCCATATTCTTCACAAAAAAGGCAAATACTATCTGGTCCATTTCAAGGAAATGTTTTTGCTTGATGGCAAGAATTCTGATATTAGTGATGCTGACTACGCTCGTCGGAATGCGATTGCGAAATTATTGGAAGAGTGGGGATTGATTGAAATTGTGGTTCCTGCTCAGATTGTGGGCAATCTTGCACCACTACATCAAATCAAGATTATTCCCTTTAAAGAAAAGCATGATTGGATTCTGACTCCAAAATATACTATCGGAAAAAAGTCAATTAAAACTTGACTTTTTGTCTTTTTAGTATTATATTAGAGTAGTATGAATACACTGCATGGCTCATGGTGAGCATGCAGTATGTATTTCTCGCTTAACCAAGGAGGATGTTATGACAGTTGGTCATTTATCTTTTAGTCCGTTACTTCCCACCACGGTCGGTTTTGACCGGTTTTTTGACTCGTTTGAGCGTCTGCTTCAATCAGACATTCAACCTGCAAAATTTCCGCCACACAATATCGTGCGGAAAGATGATTATCATTTCGTGATTGAAATGGCAGTTGCAGGATTTGAATACAAAGAGATTGATTTGACACTCAAAAATTCTACTCTGACTGTTCAGGGATTAAAAGAGCCGAAAGACGACGATAAAACTGATTATGTTTATCGTGGGATTGCGAATCGGTCCTTTGTGAAAACTTTTCAACTCGCAGATTCTGTGGAAGTGCGCAATGCGTCACTGATTAATGGAATGTTGAGAATTGAATTAGAAAATGTCGTGCCGGAATCTCGTAAGGCGCGGAAAATTTCGCTCACAACTGCTTCATCGCAGTTATTGAACGAATAACTTCACACGTTCGAGGTTGGGCGATTGAATTGTCACCGTAAGGTGTACGTTCCTAGCACACACTAGGATAGATCGCCCACTTTCTTTTTTATGAGGAGATGATGATGCCTTGTGATATGTCTCATGATGTCAAAACTTTTCAAGTCGCATGTGATCAGTTAAAGCAAGTCGAAGTTGACGCATCGTTGTATTACAAACTTATTCTTGAAGAATTCCATGAATTAACAGATGCATCCATTCGTATTGAAGAACTGGATGCATGTATGGATTTGATTTGGGTTATTTTGGGATATTGTCATGCGAAAGGTTATAATGTAGAAGGTGCATGGAATGAAGTTGTTCGATCCAATATGAGTAAGATTGATCCCGTTACGGGAAGAGTTTTAAAACGCAATGACGGAAAAATTCTCAAGCCCAAAACTTTTAGCCCACCCAATCTTCAACCATTTATTTAAGGAGTAGATTATGATAGATGTGAAATGTGTTACAATGAAGGGGATCATGCACACACTTATGGCGCAGATCTCTGATGACGGTATTGGTCAACTGATACTCAAAAATCCTGTGATGGTGATTACTGTTCCTCCTCGCACATCATCGGATACTTCTTCTATTGCGATTGCTCCTTTTCTCAATTACACTAAAGAATTTTCTAGTGGTATTACCATTAAACGAGATGATGTGTTAACTATTACCACCCCCGTCACAGAATTGCTCAATCAATATAACTCAATCTTTGGTTCGGGAATTGTTCTCGCTTCTGCGCTCACACACTAATTGACGCGCACTATGACGTATTACACTAACGTCCGTTGTATCGGATCCACTTTGTATTATCGTGGTGTCCGCGATGGGCAGCACATCAAGGAACGGCGCGAGTATTCGCCTGTGTTGTTTTTGCCCTCAACTAATCAACACAGCGAATTCCGCACACTTGAGGGGACCCCCGTTGAACCGAAATTCTTTGATAAGATTCGAGATGCGCGAAATTTTCTCAATCAATATAAAGATGTGACGGGATTTACGATTTACGGGCAAACGCGATTTGAGTATACCTATATTTCAGATGAACATCCCGAAGCGGTGATTGAGTGGAATGTCAATAATATCGTCATTGCCTTTCTTGATATTGAAACCGGTTCAGAGAGTGGATTCCCTGAGCCACGCACAGCAGACTGCCCCGTCACAGCAATTACCGTCAAACTTTCCAACTCACCCAATTATTATGTTTGGGGAACGGGCGTTTTCAACAACACACAAGACAATATTTTCTATCGGCATTGTCTCAATGAACGCGATCTCTTAGAGAACTTTTTACAATTCTGGATAGAAGCTGAACCTGATGTTGTTTCGGGATGGAATATCAAGAGCTTTGATATTCCGTATCTCTATCGCCGTGTGTGTAAACTCTTTGGCGAGTCAATGGCTAAACGACTCTCGCCGTTTGGAGTGGTGCTGGAAGATGAAGAGCAGTTCTATCAAAAAAACGTTATCACCTATGATCTCGTGGGCATTGCTACACTGGATTATCTTCAGTTGTTTCGTAAGTATGCTCCCAATGCTTCTCAAGAAAGTTATAAACTGGATCATATTGCGTTCGTAGAACTCAAACAGAAAAAACTTTCATTTGATGAATATGAAACACTACATCAACTTTACAAACTCAATCATCAAAAGTTTATTGAATACAACATCAAAGACGTCGCATTGGTCGAGCAACTCAACGCCAAGGGGCGTCTCATTGAGATGGCATTGACACTTGCCTATGATAACAAAGTAAATTATGAGGATGTCTTTACGCAGGTTCGAATGTGGGATGTTATTTGTTACAATCACTTGCGCGCAAAGAATATTGTTGTGCCTCCTGGTGTCAAACAAGATAAGACATTTTATGAGGGTGCGTATGTCAAAGACCCTCAAATTGGATTGTTTGAGTGGATTGTTTCATTTGACTTAGCCTCACTGTATCCACACTTGATTATGGAGTATAATCTATCACCTGAAACTTTGCGAGTAATTCCTGAACTTTCCTCCATGACTTCTGCAGCAACAGTTGAGACGCTCTTAAATCAGACTGTGGCAACAGCCGACCTCAAGGCACATCGAGTGACGATCACACCGAATAAACAAACCTTTTCCACAGAAAAGCAGGGATTTCTGCCTGAGATTATGGATCGTATGTTTAAGGATCGCTCACTCTATAAGACAAAAATGCTTGAAGCGAAAAAGCAATTGGAAGCCTTGAAGAAAGATCCCAAAGCACCTCCGGCACGCATTCAACAGCTAGGATATGAGATTTCTCGATATAACAATCTACAATTGTCTAAGAAAGTGGGATTGAACTCAGCGTATGGCGCGATGGGAAATAACTATTTCAGATTCTATGACATTCGTATTGCAGAAGCCATCACACTTTCGGGGCAATTATCTATTCGCTGGATTGAACGAACTCTGAATCAATATTTAAATCAGTTGCTCAAGACGCAGCATGTAGATTATGTAATTGCGATTGATACTGATTCGGTGTATTTGAATCTTGGACCACTAGTTAAGAAATTGTCTACTCCTGGAATTTCTAAAGATAAAATTGTCTCAACCCTAGATCAGTTTTGTCAAGAGAAAATTCAACCACAAATTGATCGCTCATATCAGAATCTTGCGTCTTATGTCAATGCGTATGCACAAAAAATGCAGATGAAGCGCGAGGCGATTGCTGATCAAGCCATTTGGACAGCGAAAAAGCGATATCTGATGAATGTCTATGATCTTGAAGGTGTCCGATTCTCTGAACCACAATTGAAGATTCAGGGCTTAGAGGCGATTAAGTCTTCGACGCCATCTGCTTGTCGTGAAAAAATTAAAGAAATCTTGAATTTGATTTTTTCTGGCAATCAATCTGCGGTGATTGAATTTATTAATACGTTTCGTCAAGAGTTTAAAACGTTTCCAGCACAAGAAGTATCGTTTCCTCGTTCAGTCAATGGATTGTCTAAGTATAGAAGGGCAACACGAATATCCAACACGATTGCGTCTGATGATGATCTCTTGAAAGCCAAGGGCACACCGATTCATGTAAAAGGTGCCTTGGTGTATAATCATCAATTGATTCAGGATCATCTGGAAACGCAATATGAAACGATTCAAGAGGGCGAAAAGATTAAGTTTGTGTATTTGAAAGAACCCAATCAATTTCGTTCTTCTGTGATTTCATTCATTCAACAGCCGCCCAAACAGTGGAAACTAGAAACAATGATTGACTATGACACGCAGTTTGAGAAATCATTTGTGGAACCTCTCAAAATTGTCTTAGACGCTATTGGGTGGAAAACAGAAGAAACACAATCCCTTGAAGGATTTTTCGCATGATTTTCTTAGTGATATTATTTGTCACTGCTATTCTACTCTCTAGTGTAGCTGCGTATTATTCAGTGCTAGGTTTGGTTCAGATTTTTCCTGGTGCATTTTGGTCAATTGTCATTATGGGATCGACACTGGAACTTGCCAAACTAGTGACAGCATCTTGGCTCTATCGTAATTGGACACAGATTCATTGGGTCTTGAAAAGTTATTTTACTGGTGCTGTTCTTATTTTGATGTTAATTACCTCTATGGGTATTTTTGGATTTCTATCATCTGCCCATCTTCAAACAGTTTCGGTCACATCCTCTACGACGATTCAAATTCAATCGTTGGAAGCGCGAGAACAACTGTTACAGAAACGCATGAATTTTGTATTGAAACAGACAGAGCGTCCTGAGGGCCCGACTCCACAAGAATCGCGTGAACTTCAACGCATTCAAAAACAACTAGAGAATATTGGTACAGCCAAATTACCACTCAAGCAATCCGAAAATAAACTAATGGCAGAAATTGGACCTATTCGATATGTGGCAGAACTTCTGTATGATCGAGCCGAGTCAACTTTTATCGACAAAGCGGTGCGAGTGGTTATTCTTATGATTATTGTGGTTTTTGATCCGCTGGCTATTTTGTTACTGATTGCTGTAAATATGGGATTGTTACACAAAGAAAAATTTGATTTTACCCCCTCATCGAGTGTAGAATCAAGTATATTAGTTCCGAAATCAAATATTGTTACATTTCATTGAGAGGAATACCGTATGAATCTTCTTGATCAATTCAAGAAAAATACCACCATTGATGCTGCGTCCGTCTTATCCACATCAAAATTTTTCACCGATCATGATATGATCCAAACGGATGTCCCGATGATAAACGTGGCATTGTCTGGACGGTTGGGGGGTGGATTGACACCTGGTCTGACAGTTTTTGCTGGTCCTCCAAAACACTTTAAAACGTGCTTTGCCCTTCTCATGGGCGCAGCCTATCAAAAGAAGTATGAGGATAGTGTCATTTTGTTTTATGATTCTGAATTTGGTTCGCCACAGGGATACTTCAAGACGTTTGGTATAGATACTGAACGAGTATTTCATACACCCATTACGGATGTAGAACAACTCAAGCACGATATTATGAAACAACTGGAGGGCATTCAATCAAAAACCAGAGTGATAATTATCGTGGACTCGCTTGGGAATCTTGCTTCTAAGAAAGAAGTGGAGGATGCACTAGAGGGCAAAAGTGTGGCTGATATGACTCGCGCCAAAGCCGTGAAGTCTTTGTGTCGAATGGTAACGCCACATCTTCGTATTAAAGATATTCCGATGTTGATCGTCAATCATACTTATAAAGAGATTGGATTGTATCCCAAAGATATTGTCTCTGGGGGTACAGGTGTGATGTATTCGTCTGATACTGTCTGGGTCATCGGTCGCCAGCAGGATAAAAATGGCACAGAACTCACTGGATATAATTTTGTGATTAATATTGAAAAATCGCGCTTTGTCCGTGAAAAATCTAAAATTCCAATTACTGTATCTTTTGAGGGTGGGATTCAACAGTATTCAGGATTATTGGAAGTAGCGATTGAGGGTGAATTTGTCACCAAGCCGTCTCCTGGGTGGTACCAGAAAAGGGGTGAAAAATCCAAGGTTCGTTTTGAAAACACACAAACAACAGAATTTTGGAAGGACATTCTTGAAGATGAAGCATTTGAAAATTATATTCGCAAACGGTATGAAGTGGCTTACGGATCGATTCTCCCACGCTACAACACCGAAGAAAATTCTGAATAAAGATTATCGTATTACTGAGGATGAAACTGGGCAATCGATTGAAGTGCTTACTGGACCGTTTTCGGGTATGTGTTATCGCTATCGGTGGTCCTATCTAACAGAATCGGAGGGGTTTGCGACATTACATTTTGCTACAGAAATCTTGACAGACCCCTCATTTATAGGGTATACTCAAGAATTTCATACGACAGCGGGTGATATTCTCTGTTCCTTACTTGATAACAAGGAGTTGCATGACTCGTCTCGAACACATTATTCTGCGCCACTTAGCGTTTGATGAATCTTACTCGCGAAAAGTTTTGCCGTTTCTCAAAGAAGACTATTTTCTTGAAAAGTCTGAAAAGGTTTTATTTCAGATTATTGCGAACTTTCTAGAGAAATACAAAACTACACCTACTTATGAAGCTTTGATTATCTCCATTACGGAGCAGACGCAATTCAGAGAGGATGAGCTTCAACACATTTTGGATCTCCTCTCAACCCTACACGAACATCGTCAAGACGAGACGAATCGTGATTGGTTGATTGCTCAAACCGAATCGTTCTGTCAGGACAAAGCAGTTTACAACGCAGTATTAGAATCAGTCGCGATTCTTGAGAACAAGAAAGATCGCCGCGCAAAGGGTGAAATTCCTGAGTTACTCAAGAAAGCTCTGGGTGTGTCGTTTGATCCACACGTGGGGCACGATTATATTGAACAATCGGATCAACGATATGAGTTTTATCATAAGAAAGAGGAACGTATTCCATTTGATCTTGATTTCTTTAATCGAATTACTGGAGGTGGATTACCAAAAAAGACATTAAATGTTGCGTTGGGTGGAACCAATGTTGGAAAAAGTTTGGTCATGTGTCATATGACTTCTGCGTGTCTTTCGGCGGGATACAATGTCTTGTATATCACGCTAGAGATGGCAGAAGAACGTATTGCAGAACGAATTGACGCAAATCTTTTGAATTTGGATTTGAATACATTAAAGAAGATTTCCAAAGCAGATTATGAACGCAAGTTTCAATCCTTACGCTCGCGAACACACGGAAAGCTTATTATCAAAGAATATCCAACCGCCTCAGCCTCGGTGCTCCATTTTCGTGCGTTGATCAATGAACTACAATTGAAAAAGAATTTTCGCCCTGATATTATTTTTGTGGACTATATCAACATTTGCACCTCATCTCGCGTCAAGCCTGGTGCCACGATCAATTCCTATACCTACATCAAGTGTATCGCGGAAGAATTGCGTGGACTAGCAGTGGAGTTTGCCGTTCCGTTGATGAGTGCAACACAAACCACACGAAGCGGATTCGCAAATTCTGATCCAGATTTAACAGACACCAGTGAATCGTTTGGATTGCCAGCCACAGCCGATTTTATGTTTGCCCTGATTGTCACAGAAGAATTAGAACAACTCAATCAAATGATGGTCAAACAGTTGAAAAATCGATATGGTGATCCCACCATCAATAAACGGTTTGTGGTTGGAGTAGATCGTGCGAAAATGAAACTCTATGATGTGGAACACTCAGCACAACAGTTAAGTGATTCAGGAAAAGATAATAAAGATGCGCAGGAAGATCAGAAAAAGTCAAATCGATATTCGACATTGATTGTATAATGATTATTAGTAAATATTTGCCGTTATTGAAAACGCTGGTAATAATTTTTCTGCTGCTGTTGTGCCCCTCTCCTCTAGAGGCGATGGAAAAACACGGCCGTCCACTTCCTACACTAAACGATCAACTAGACGAGAGTGCCACTTGGTTGAAAGGTTATCTACTAACTGCGACGTATCCATACAACCCAACCTTTGCCTCACGTCCCGACAACAGCGGACTGATAGGAATGCGGTATATGATTCACCTAGAAACCGATCTTATTGGCGACTATCTGCAGTTCTATACAGATCAAAACTTTTTCTCAGATCGTGGGAATGGTTTTATCGAGCTTTCCGAATGGACTAAGATTTTCACCTTCACCGGAACCGCTCGGCAATGGAATTGGCGAGTACAATATGAACAAGACGTGCCATTGGACAGGAAAGGCATCAAGCAGACTTACGCAGACGTACTTGTCAATTTTAACTTCACACCAAGTAATCAATATGATTGGTGGCGACAACGATTTCCTAATCAGAACTTAACCTTTTACATGGGTAACGGCTGGTTGTTTTATAATGAAAATCATTTTGCCCGTCCCGACAATACTGGGCAAGCTCTTTTTCGCTATGTTGCACATGGTGATCTTGATCTATATAAAAACCAAGTCATCATTTTTTTCGACACCAACTGGTTAACTGATCGGACAAAAAGCAACATGTTTACCCCAACTGAGTTAGACTGGATAATCGGTCTCGCTCTGCGATGGAATAATTACGAACTGTCTGTGTTACATGAACAGGACATACCGCTCGACCAAAATGGGCTGATTCAGAAATACATAGCGATTCAAATGCGCTATGAATTTAAATGGCTGAAATGAGCATCAGTATATGATGAGAACATTAAATGATTTTGTGTGTGAGTATTCGCAGTCACTGGAGTCGGATGTTTGTGCTCGTATTATTGAGCGATTTGAGAGTGATTCAGAACACCAACAGCAGGTGTTCTTAGCGGGGCATCGGTCATTCACGGAGATTAACATTAGTGTTGTTCCAACGTGGAAGGATATTCATGATTTATTGGTGAATAAGACAATAGATATGATTCCTCAGTATTGTAAGGATCTCAGTCTTAATTTACGACAGTTTCCAGAACAATATGGATTTGAACAGATTCGTCTTAAACGCTATCGTCCTCAGACCGGTGAAGAATTTCAATTGCATGTGGATGTAGGTGATCATTCATCCGCCCGACGATTTTTGGTCTGCTTTTGGTACTTGAATACCGTTGATGTGGGGGGTGAAACGGTGTTTCCTGATTTATCTCATGATGGATCAACGAGAATTGTTAAACCCCTACAAGGTACTTTATTGATGTTTCCGCCGCTCTGGATGTTCCCTCATGCGGGGACCAAACCCATTAGTGAGACCAAGTATATTATTGGCACTTATCTGCATTATGTTTAAACTAAACATGCGCACAAAGAATAAGGTCGTTGGTGTGCAAAGATGATATTAAGTGAGATAGTAGATTATTTTGGTCAGCATCAAGATCAAAGAAAAATTCCTAATCTAACAAAAGAAGAATGGAATGCGCTGATTAGTAAGTATGAGAAAGATGACATCAGAGATTCTTTAGCTTCTTTTATAATAAAAGTGGGCACTGAGTTTCCATTGAAAATAATTTCCAAACAAGATATGTGTGAGTTGTTTTATGAGTTCTATAACACATCGATGGAAACGTTATACAAAGACTTTGATGTTGTATCGGAACGATATGACTACAAATATAAAGATACACCATTAGGTGTAATTGATAGGTCACATTATTACAATGATATTTCCGATTATTTTCAACAAATAAATCGTATGAAGTGCGGTTCAATTTATGAAGAATCACCGATGGAAATATGGTCTAATGAAGACAAGTTAGCAAAGATGAATTGGCACTTTTGGAGAGCTGGTGTTATGGAAGATAGTGGTATTGATGATGCCGTATTTCGAGAAGCATTCAGAATTGGCGCATATACTGCAACACAGTTCAAACCATCAGTTGCCAAAGCATTGTATGAACGTCATCGTGCAGAAAACATCTTAGATACCTCTTGTGGTTGGGGGGATCGGCTGGCTGGGTTTTATGGCACACCAAAAACCAAACTATATGTGGGGTGTGATCCAAACCCAGATGTGTTTGAAGTCTACAAAAAACAATGTGTAGAATATGAAAAAATTATTGGTGACACCCCACAACTCATTGAGCAAGAAAATTATTTTGAATGTCATGGGAAAAAGACAGTCAAGATTTGGCGTAAACCCTCAGAAGATGTAAATTGGTCGTTGTACACAGATACATTTGATTTGTATTTCACATCACCACCGTATTTTGAAACGGAACGGTATGCGTCTGATACTGATGCGGTATCTGACCAATCTTGGTCAAGATATAACTCATTTGACCGTTGGAAGTATGATTTTTTCTTTAAAGTGACAGAGATGGTATGGACGACAATTCGACAAAATGGGTTTATGATGATCAATATTATTGAACCGAAAGCAAAGAGTGGTGGGAGATTGAATCTGTGTGATGACATGGTAGACCATTTTGCTGCATTACCAGAATCCAATTATATTGGGAAGATTGGTATGCGTATGGTGGCAAGACCTGACGCAGAAAAACTGGAAAAGGTGTTCATTGAGCCGGTGTGGGTCTTTCGTAAGTCTAGTTCTGACTATGAATTCAACAAAAAGAGTACCCTAGAGGCATTTTTAACAGTATAAATATTCTAAGAAATTTATAGAGGTATGGGCGGGCAACAATGAACTTTACAGAATTTTTAACCGAGGGCAAAGAGGGTAAGAATGTTCACCTTGAGCATATTGAGGACGAAGTTCTTAATCGTGGCATCGCTGGTGCGCGTGAGGCGATTAATTTTCTTCGTTCTCTGCGCGATATGCTCTCCGGTGATGCAGATCGTCAGGTGAACATCACAACGAAGTGGGATGGTGCACCGGCGATTATCTGCGGCATTGATCCAGAAACCAAGAAGTTCTTTGTGGGGACCAAGTCAGTCTTTGCAAAAGCATCCAAGCTCAACTTTACAGATGCGGATATTGATGCCAATCACCCAAATCCTGGGTTAAATGACAAGTTAAAAGTTGCGCTACGACATCTTTCAGGACTTGGGATTAAAGGCATTCTTCAAGGTGATTTACTTTTTACCAAAGGGGACCTGAAGCCTGAAACGATTGAGGGTGTGAAATATTTCACATTTCAACCGAACACAATTGTATATGCGGTTCCTGCTAATTCCTCATTAGTGACACGAATGCGCGATGCTGAACTGGGAATTATCTTTCATACGTCCTATCAGGGAAAAACGATTAGTGATATGCAAGCCTCTTTCAATGTTGATATTTCAAATCTGAAGCAAACCAAGTCTGTCTGGTTTCGCGATGCTTCTTTTGTGGATGCAACAGGAAGCGCAAACTTCACTCAACAGGAAACCAATGAGATTACCGATGTGTTGAGTGGTGCGGGACGTTTGTTACACACAATTCCTCCACGATTTATGGGGCAATTGCTTGTTCAACAAAAGATCGTTGCTGCGCTAAAGAAGTTTCAGAATTCGCAAATTCGTTTGGGGCAGAGCATTGAGAAACCACCTCTGTTTGTCAATCAATTTATTCGAACATATGAAACTGAATTAAATCAAACTGTTTTGGGTGCGAAAAAGGCTGACACTAAAACTAATCGGACGAAAGAAAAAACACAGTCGATCAGTTTTTTGCGCGCCAACTATGCTTCATTAGTAGCAATAATTCAATTGATGAATTCGCTAGTTGAGGCAAAATTGCTTATACTCAGAAAGATTCAAGAAATAAAAAGTTTGGGAACGTTTTTACGCACAGATAACGGCTTCAAAGCAACTACACCAGAGGGATTTGTAGCAGTGAATTTAAAAAAGGGAAATGCTGTTAAATTGGTAGATCGTCTTGAATTTTCGAGAGCAAATTTTCAAACGACGAAAAATTGGGATAAATGAAACTCACAGAAGAAATCAAAACTGAAAGAGGTTTTTCATGGCAATAGATTTATCACAAATTATCAAAGAATACGACGATGACGCATTTGGATTTTCAGCTGTATCTGAGGAAGAATATAATAAAGCAATTTCAGATTCAGCTGACACTGTAGAGGAACTCAAGGAACGTCTTCAACAAGTCGAAAAGATGGTGATGCCGTTCTTGGTCAAGATGTTAAAAACATCAGACAAAGCCTATATCTATTGGCCGAATAGAAAGGCATTGTTAGAGGATCAAATTAAAAAGATTCTAACACTCACTAGAGCGTAGAAAGTTTAACTAAATATTCATAGAAGATAATGAGGTTATTATGGATCTTGTGATTGGTGCTATCACAGATTATTCTTTCCCACAAATCAAAACGTGGGTCAATTCGCTAGATCGCTGTGGATTCACTGGCGCGAAAGCGTTACTGTGTTACAATATTAAACTGGATGTTGTGAAGGAATTGTCTGAGCGTGGCTACATGATTCTGGCATTCCATCAAAACCCAGACACCAAAGATTTAACATATAACGGTGATTTCAATGTTGTGCGAGAGCGATTCTTGCACATGTGGTATTTTCTCAATAAGCTCGAAAACAAAACAGATTATCGTTATGTGATTGCCACGGATGTGAAGGATGTCGTGTTTCAGCGCAATCCTTCTGAATGGTTAGAACAGAATCTTATTGATCCATATAAGATTAACGTTGCATGTGAATCCATTCGCTATCGCGATGAACCATGGGGGCGAAACAATCTGTATAGATCATTTGGTTCTTTACTCTATGATTGTCACAAAGACAATTACATCTACAATGCGGGAACACTCTCTGGACGATTTTCATATATTTTAGACTTCTTTTTGAGTGTTTATCTCTCTTGTCTGGGTGCACCGATGCATGTGCCTGGTGGGGGTGGTCCAGATCAAGCGGCTGTCAACATTCTAATTCATACCGCTGCGTATCGAGATATCACTCGATTTACGGTAGCAAATGATGCGTGGGCTGCACAATTAGGCACGACGAAAGACCCCAATAAACTTCTAGAGTTTCAGTCGCATCTTCTGGAGGGGCAACCAATTCTTCAAGATGGAATGATTTGCACTGAACATGGTACACCCTTTTATTTGGTTCATCAGTATGATCGAGTCCCCGAATGGAAAACATTAATTGAGGAGACATATCAATGAAAAGTGAAAAAGAAATGACAAGAGCCGAACTTAATGAGATTGTGAATGAGTATCTTAGTTGCGGTGGCAAAATTAGACAATTTAAAGAAAATCAAAAAACAACGAATCGGCATGATCGAAACGAAGCTGAAATGGCAAAGGCTCTGGGTCATCCCAAACCTTCACTCAGCACATGTTATTAATCTATGAACATGACTTTTGCCATCACCACTGATTATGCGGATGATGGACGTTTAGATAAGATTGTTGAATCTATTCGTAGACTTCATATTCCGTATTATGAAATTCTCATTATTGGTCCTGGAAGAAACGGGCGCAATGGTGATGTGCGGTGTATTTCATTTGATGAATCTCTCAAGCCCGGATGGATTACACGAAAAAAGAATATTCTCTGTCAACAAGCAATATATGATATTATTGTTCTGATGCATGATTATTATGTGTTTGATAATGAGTGGTATAATGAATTCCTGCTTTTTGGTAGTGACTGGGACATTTGTTCCAATCAGCAACAACTGATCACGGGCGCGCGACATTTCACAGATTGGGTGATGTGGGATCATCCCACGATTCCACGATACACTCCTGTTGACTATGCTGAATGGGGTTTGACGAAGTACATGTATATTTCGGGAGGCTATTATTTACTCAAAAAGAATATCGCGCTGACATATCCTCTCAATGAGTCAATGCTATGGGGATCAGCTGAAGATATTGAGTGGTCCCTCAGAGTTCGCAACAAATGTAAAATTGTCTGTAATGGACATGCTATTGTCCGCCACAATAAGGTACATCGCGATGCCGCAAAAACTGCTCATTTTTGATCTTGATGGAGTGCTTATAGATTCTCGCGACGCGCACTTTGAAGCCCTCAATCATGCTCTGGGTGTCTTTGATCAAAAGTATGTGATTAGTCGGGAAGATCATTTGAGTGTTTTTGATGGGCTGCCCACAACAAAGAAACTAGAAATTTTAGCAGAGACGCGAGGATTGTCCCGTGAATTATTTGATGTCATATGGAAATCAAAACAAGAATTCACGATACAATTACTAGCACAACTGGGAATTAATAAAACCGCAATTAATATCGCAGAAGCATTGCGCCAGAGGGGATGGAAAATTGCTGTAGCAAGTAATGCTATTCAAAAAACTATTGTTACCGCATTAGATGCCATTCAACTTTTGCCGCATGTAGATTATATTGTCAGTAATGAAGAAGTTACGCGCCCCAAGCCCTTTCCAGAAATGTACTGGCGATGTATGACAGAGACGGGAGCGTTGCCCAAGCACACGGTAATTATTGAAGATAGTCATATTGGACGACAGGGTGCGCTTGATTCTGGGGCTCATTTATATCCTGTTGAGAATGTCGCAGATTTACAAGAGAATCAGTTCATGGCATGGATTGATGAATTTGAGGGGCAAGATCGCACGAAGCCTGTGCCATGGCGAGACAAGAAAATGAATGTCTTGATTCCTATGGCAGGAGCAGGATCACGATTTGCGGCGGCGGGATATACATTTCCCAAGCCACTCATTGAAGTGAACGGCAAACCTATGATTCAGCTCGTAGTAGAAAATCTGAACATTGATGCCAACTATATTTTCTTAGTGCAGAAAGAACACTATGAAAAATACAATCTGAAGTATCTGCTAAATCTGTTATCGGATAAAGTGACGATTGTACAAGTTGACGGTATAACGCAAGGTGCAGCTTGTACCACGCTCTTAGCCAAAGAGTTTATCAATACTGATAATCCTTTGGTGATTGCCAATTCCGATCAATATGTCAAGTGGAATTCCAATGAATGTTTGTATGCGTTTACGGCGGATGGCGTGGACGGCGGCATTCTCACATTCACGGCTACGCATCCGAAGTGGTCCTATGCGGCATTAGATGATCACGGATTCGTCAAAGAAGTGGCGGAAAAACGGCCCATTTCTAATATTGCCACCGTAGGAATTTACTACTGGCGCAAAGGGTCTGATTATGTGACATGCGCCGAACAGATGATTGAGAAAAACATTCGCTTTAATAATGAGTTTTATGTGTGCCCCGTGTTCAATCAAGCCATTGAAGCGGGGAAGCGTGTGCGGGTGAAATCGGTTCAAGAAATGTGGGGGCTGGGTACGCCTGAAGATTTACAGGTATTTCTTCAGCACCACAAATAAATGGAGTCGTAATGCATGTCTGGATTTTGACATTCAATCGTCCTCGGGCCCTCAATCGTCAAATTAATGCGTTTAAGGATTGGGCTGAAATCCACATCTTTTCAAATCATCCGAAGATTGAATTGTCCGAAGACAATCATCTCTTATGGAAAGACGGTCGACTTCATATTTTTTACAACACACTCTCCGATTCTGAATCTAACTCATATTGCGCTCGATCATGGAATAACATCTTTCTCAAGGATTTTAAAACAGAAGATCGGTTGATTTGTATTCAAGATGATACCTGTATTACAAATCCTTCTGCGTTTCGTGCGCTCATAGAAGAGCAACAATCTAAGTATGATTTTATTTGGGGTCCTGCAGGAGATCAGTTCTTTTATCTGACCAAGACGATTCTTCAACGCACGGGCTGGTTTGATGAACGATATCTAGGGTGTTACTGTGGCGATGCAGATTTTCTCAAGCGGGTATGGTTGCTCAATGATCGCGATCGCCTTTCTATCATTGATAGTCATGATTGGGGATTTACACATAACGATATTGGAATAGCGCGGCTGATTCCAACAGATGTGCATGCAAAAGCCTGCGATTCAACTTATGTCAATCAACACGAAGAAACTGAGGGAAAACTGCAACATCGGAATACTGCCCTGCAACAATCTCAGTCACACTTCAAAGCCAAATGGGCAACGCCGGGAAATGGGATCAATGGTATAGGAAGTATGATTCAATATACCGCTCCGCCACAATTTCCTGAAATTGATTGGTATCCTTGGTTCACCACCAAGTATTTGAACGGAGGGTAACATGGCACAGCTGAGTGAACAGACATTCTTACAGCGACAATCTGATTTCTGGAATCAAATTTCTCAGGGATGGTCACTTGAGAATAAAAATCCCGTAGTGGGTTGGTATGATTTTCACAACAAGTTTCCTTATTATAAAAGTCATCTTTTTCGTGGCATTGAGAACATGAAAGAGAAACTGGTACTAGAGATCGGATGTGGTCCTGGGCGCAATATGATTCTGTTTCATAATTGGTTCAAACGAATTGATGGAGTAGATATTGCTCCTGATACCTTGAATAAAGCACGTATCAATCTTTCAGATGCACGAGTGCCTATTCCTAATCTTTGGGCTATGGACGGCAAGTCTTTGCCAATGATTGGAAATGCGAGTTACGATATAGTGTTTATGGTGATTTCTCATCAACATATTACTTCGCGATCGGTGCGTTTGAATCTGTATCGCGAAGTTCAGCGAATTTTGACACCTGGCGGATATTTTTGTTTTCAAACGGGATATGGTTCAGGACATCCTCGTTCCGTGGATTATTTCACCGATTCATATACAAATGAAAAAGAATTCGTGGACAAAGATGTGCGAGTGGAAGATTTGTCTGTCTTGACAGCGGATGTAGAACGTGCGGGATTTCATCATACTGATATTGTGTTGACTGAGCCGTGTAAGGATGAGCATCCTCAGTGGTTGTGGTTGAGAACGGAGAAACGATGAAACTCTGTTTTGTGGTTCACCGATATGCGCCGTTTCCTGGCGGCTCAGAGTATTATGTTCAGTGGATGGCAGAAGAGTGTGTACGACGTGGGCACGATGTTACAGTATTTACAGGAAAACATGGCGGTGATTTGAATGGCGTTCGAGTTACGTCTGATGGAATTATTTTTGATGATCCCTTTGATTTAATTGTTGTACATGGAGGAGATGTCTATATTCAAAATGCTGTTTTGTCCGCAATTCCTCGTTTGACTTCTCCTGTCTTATATTTGATTATCAAGCCTTCTAATAGTCAAGTCTGCCAGCTGGCTATGAATTATGCTGCAGCGATTGGCTGTTCTACGCGAGAAGATTGGGATCATGCGAAACATTATGACGTGCTGGCTCGATCATTCACGGTGCGTCATGGAATTGATTCACAGCGGCGCACTGGTATACGTGGCGCATTTCGCGCAAAATATGACATTTCTCCGACAGTGCGTCTTTTTGTGTCGTGTGGAGGATACTGGGCACACAAACGCATGCGCGAGTTAGCACAGACATTTGAACGAGCCCAACTCGACAACGCACTATTGGTCACCACAGGATATGATAATTCTATGAATCTCATGCCGACTCCCTCTTCTTGTGTTCGCCCACTGATGCTTGAGGATGAACAGGACGTTGCCAATGCGATTGCCGATGCTAATGTCTACATTATGAATTCTAGCGAAGAAGGATTCGGATTGGTACTCCTAGAATGTCTCTTGAATCAGACACCTTGGATAGCACGAAACATCGCTGGAGCGCGTGTGCTTCAGCCATATGGCACTGTCTATGAAACTGAGTCGGAATTAGAAGGCATTTTGAAGTCTTATACCGTCAATTGCGAACAGCTCCTGGCGGGGTATCAGTATGTGCGGTCTACGCACCTAATAGGTAACACCGTCGACGATATTCTTGCTGTCGCAAATCACAAAAAGACTAAATAAGAATAGACTATTTGCTGTAGAGGCGAAGAATGTCAACGAATTCGGTCTTTTCTTCTAATACTAACACTTCTGACAATTCTCCACATCTTCTTTTGGAAGATAAAGAAACCACTGCTGTTATGGCATTTGGTCGTCTAAATCCTCCAACGATTGGTCATGTCAAATTGGTGGATGCAATTCACGCGGCGGGTGATGGGCATTATAAAGAACTTGTTGTCTCCTCGACACAAGATGCTAAAAATAATCCGCTATCTCCCAAACAAAAACTAAAACATCTCAAGCGATATTTTCCTGATATTACAATTACTGTAGCATCCGCTGATGCTCCAACGTTGATTCACCACGCCAAACGCTTGAATAAGGCAGGGCATAAGCATCTAATCTTCGTGGCAGGTAGTGACCGAACGCACGACTTTAAGCAATTGCTTAACAAATATAATGGCAAAGAGTACAAATTTAAGTCTATCAAAATCGTCTCTGCTGGAAAACGCGATCCCGATGCGGAAGGTGTAGAGGGCGTAAGTGCGTCCAAGATGCGCGAATATGCTCAATCGGGCAACTTCAAAGAATTTCGAAAAGGCGTTCCGCGACATCTCTCGGATGCTCATACCAAAGAACTCTATCATGACGTTCGTCAAGGTATGAGTTTAAAAGAATCAGCCGAATTAACAGAGGGTGTTCATGATGCCGCGATCTTTAAAGCGGTATTTCTTGTCGGTGGTCCTGGATCAGGCAAAGATTTTGTTCTCAAGAAAACGCTGGATGGGCACGGTCTTACTGAAATCAACTCTGACAAAGCCTTTGAATTTTTGATGGATAAAGAACACCTGAATAAGAAAATGCCCGACGCAGAACGAGAGAAACATGAAGGAGTGCGGAAACGCGCCAAGTCGATAACGGATGTGCGACAACAATTGGCGTTAGATGGTCGTAATGGATTAATTATTAATGGAACCGCTGATAACCCAGAGAAGACACTGCGTATCAAAAAGAACTTAGAAGATTTGGGGTACTCAACTCTGATGATTTTTGTGAATACCGCTGATAATATCTCTAAACAACGAAATGTTGAACGCGGTGAGCGCGGCGGACGTACTGTGCCTGAAGAAATTCGTAAAGAAAAGTGGGCAACCTCACAAAAATTTAAATCTGAATTTGAAAAAGAGTTTGGAGACAATTTTATAAATTTTGATAATTCTGATGATCTACGAGCAAATTCTAATTTAGATTCGACCATTCGCAAACAGAAAACGAAAGAACTTGAAAATATTTGGAAAACCATCAAGAAGTTTACTGAACAGGGGGCTGAAGATCCCAAAGCGCAAGCTTGGATTGATGCGTCACTGGAAAAAAAGGTCCAACACGCGCACACTCAACATCAATTTGGAATGGGAGTGTTGACAGGGGGGGAAACTGTCAAACATTCAGAAGTGGGCAAAGCCGCACATGCACTGGGTCTTCAATATTATGGATTTGGTCGCTATGGAAAGATGGGGAAAATCACACATATAACAAAACAAGGTAAACTTGTTCCAGTCACACATGATATTAAGATGCCCGCAGCGCCAGGAATGCCCGCGCCTGGAATGAATTCACGCAACACCAAACCATTGCGCGAATTCTATATTACTGAGGAAACTAGCGAAAGTGATGTGGATAGACTCGCGAAAGCGCATGGTGTTTCACCATCAACGATTGTTGCGCAGTTAGAAATGGGAATTGAAATGGAATGTGAACACGCGCAGAATGACACTCTCGCCATGCAGATTGCGCTGGACCATCTAAAGGAGCGTCCCGACTATTACACACAACTGATGGAAACTAAATCTGTGAAGCCAAAATCGTTATCAGAAATTAAAAAGTCTATTCGCGAAACGTCGTTTGGATATGATGAAACAACGCCACCTTTATTTGGTCCTGGGAAAGATGAGATTAATTTCAAGTTAGATGGGCAAGCGTCCGCACCAGTTAAACGAACAATTTTTTTGCGAAAGAAAAAAAGGAAGACCGACTCGCAAAGCAATTATTAGTATTGTTAACTGAAATTCTCTAATAGAAGGAGTTATTTATGGCACGATTCGCAGAACAATTTAAGACGAATGGAAAGTTTGATTATAAGAAATTGATGGAACATCGGACTACTGCGCAGCTAGATCAGCTGACTGAAATCGCTGGACTCGCTGGAGTAGCAAGACTCGTTGGTTCTGGAATTTCTGGAGCAGCAAGACTCGCTCGTTCTGGAATTTCTGGAGCAGCAAGGAAAATAAGTGGTGGTGAGGAAGAGCAGCACCACGGTAGCCCCTCAACTGGTAGAATGAAAACTGTATCAGAAGAGCCCGACAGTGAGCAGTTCACACAAGAAGTTAAGGCAGCGCAAGAGAAGGCAGAAGGCAAGGGCAAGAAGGCTGAAGTTGCGAAGCCAGCAGTTCAAGCAGTAAAGAATGAAGAAATAGAAATGTTTGATGCTGATGCGATCAATGGCGTCACAGTTGAAACGATTACAGAACGAGCGAAATGGCGGAATTATCCATATAATTATAAAACAAAAACTGGTGTGGCACAGAAAATAAGTGGTGCTGAGGACGAGTGGTGGCACGGTCGTCCCTCAAGTGGTAGAATGAGAGCTGTATCAGATACACCTCCAAAATACGGCGATTTGAGTCAACGGCCTCAAGGCTCTATAGGCGGTGCGTCCTTTATTAGAGGCAAACGCTATAGATCAGACATTGAATCGGGCAAAAGAAAAGGTATGGTATCGAGGGCAAATATCGAGACTTTAAAGGCCAAAATCAAAGCCAGACATGATGCGCCTCGTCCTTACGAGCAGGACCCAGAGTCCAAATACGAAAGACTAAGGGACACACATGCAAACAAGGCTTACAAAACCAGAGCTGGCGCACACATTCGCGAAGACGAAACAGAGAAGAGTCGGGGTGTGTGGAAAACGATCAAGACGTTGCGAAAAGAAGCAACTGAACTGATGCAAGAAACTGAGATGACACCAAAGCAGAAAAACGTCGCGAAAGTTGCGGGTAATCCACACAAGATTGATCAGCACGATTTGACTGCGTTGCGCGGTGGTCACAAAATGGAGGAACGTGAATTGACATCTGCTGAGAAAAAGAAGAAAGAAGAAGTAGTGATGAGTATGAAGAAGAAACTGCCTGGGTTCAAGGAACACTATGGTGAGCGTGCGAAAGAAGTTATGTACGCAACAGCCACTAAAATAGCCAAGAAAGATTAATTTTATGACGCACAAATATAAAGTTGGAGATTTAGTTGTTCCAAAGATTGGACCGCATAAGGGGCATCCCCATGCGGTGATTCACGTTCACAATTCAGGTCATGTAAATATTCAACCTAAGAATATACATCCAAGTAAAAATCGATATCGACTGGGAGCAGCAACTGCTCATCCAGAAGATTTAACTCCACATACAGTGTCTGAAGTCCGTACAGAAGAAGTTGAACAGATTGATGAAGTAAAACTTGTTAATATCATGAGCCATCCAGAACACGGTAAAGCATATATCTGGCATAAAGGTGGTGAGGGTGGTTATAACTATGAAGTTGAACATACAAAATCAAAAAAGAAAGAAACACATAAAAAATCACATGAAGATGTTGTAGCCGGTTTGAAAAAACAAGGATACAAAATGCATGAAGAAGTTGAACAAGAAAATAAAGATGTCCCCAAAGAGAATCGCAAAAATAAAATTCTTAAAGATACCATCAAGTCTGCACAGGAGAAGCAAAAGACAAAATTAAATGGTAAAACAGAATTTGAGAAAGATCCAGAGTATCGTCCTATTCTTACAATAACACCATGATTATTTACTGTGATATGGATGGGGTGTTGGTCAATTTCGAGCGTGGGGCTGAACTCGCTGTCGGGCATCGTTTTATGTCTTCGGTGTTAGATTCGGTGAAGAAAGAAGATCAGGAAAGAATTCTGAAGTTGAAAGAGATATTTTGGAGCAATCTACCGATGATGCCTGATGCGATGCGGTTATGGCGTGTAATTACTAAATATGACGCACAAATCTTGTCCGCAGAAGCCTCCTGGGATCGCGAAGCGGGAGTAAAGTATTCACGAATTGGTAAAATGATGTGGGTCAAAAAGAATCTAGGAGTTTCGTTGAATCGAGTTCATATTGTGAAACGATCAGAGAAGAAATATTATGCACAATCGGAAGCAGGTTCGAATTTGTTAATTGATGATTTTAAAGATAACATTATTGAGTTTGAACGGGCTGGGGGTAAAACTATTTATCATCAGAGTGTGAGTCATACACTAGATCAATTAAAGAAGCACGGGATTTATTAACTTTTTACAAGGAGTAATACAATGTCTCTATGGAAATCAACTGACGCAAATACAAGCGCACCAAAGCTTGTGCTTTCACAACTTAGAGTCGCCCAGACTCAGGCTAATATGGATTTAGCCTTTGAGAACACGACAGCAAATGTATTTTTTACAGGCTCAACGGATGGCGTGTTTGGTGTGACTGCTACGGAACAAAATACAGCGGGAACGGTGAAGGGTGGTCATGCGGGATGGGTACTTAAGAGAACAGGCACGGGTGGCCGTGCTGGACGTACTCATGTTGAAACAATCGTTGCCATGGGGTCAATAACATAATATGTATAACATGTAGGAGAATCTATTATGGCAATTTCATTTAAACAATTTGCCATTGATGAAGAAGATATAGTTACCGTGGGTTTAGCAGGACCCATGGATCAGACCTTGGGGGATAATTGGCACAATGCATTGAACGATCAGTTTTCTGATGCATTTGAAATGCCAATTTTAAGTCCTGCGATTGGATACGGGCGTGTGCATCAATTGATGTCAAATTATAAATTAATTTTGCCTGTATTTGCCCATTCATTAGACCCCATGGAGGATGAACATATATACTTAATTAATGGCTCTAAGCAATTGTTTTTGTATCTCGCATATGTTCAAAATGATAATGGATTGTATGATTTTTATGCGGAAATTATGGACGAGCCAACCCTGAATGATTTTTTATTTTCTGCAGAAGATGATGAGGGTGAGCCGCTCGACACTTAACAAATGTTTGAGATGTTGACAGATGAAAATGTAATGCTCTATGCAGTCAAGGCGTATGAGCGCCCCAACTGTATCAAGAGCGAATTTAGAGACGATTTCAAGCGATTCAGTTATCTGGGTCGCTTGTTTCGTCGATATCAAAAGACGGGAGAATTACGAGAGCGATTAATTTTAAATCATTTAGTTGCAATTTATAATGTGTTTGGTGTAGAACCTTCAACGCGATTATTGTTTTACTTTATTCGGTCATCAGAATATTCAGTGTTAAAACCGTTTTTAATTTTATTGAATGTTTTACCAAAGATTGTTCGAGGAATACGAGATGGCGACATCATTACATCGCTCATTCCCATGAATGAGCATGTTATTAATTCTTTAAGAAAAATATAACGGAACATACTATGAACCAACAACAAAAAAATTCACCATCTATGCAAACTGAAGATGCTCCAACGATGTCAGCAGGAAGCGGTGATATTGCAGGAATCGGTGTGGGGGCGCAGGGAGAACCTGGTGCACCACCGAGAAGTATAGTGCGTCGGAAAAAGTTCGCTGGCGCTGAAGTCTTTGAAGTCAATGCTGACTGGTTTCATAAAGCACGATTGGGTAAAAAGAAATATACTCGCTACGAGAATTATGTTGGTGATGATGAGATTGGGCAAGCCATTCGTGCATATGCTCATGAAGACTACAGCCGTCCTATCGTGATTCAGGATGAGCGAACGGGCGCCATGTGTTATCTTCGGTATGGAAAGAAATAAGGAATTCCATGTCTGATTTACAAGAAGACGTTTCACAGTTGAAGTTGGAATCTGGTTTATTGACACGAGACATTCAACAGACTATGATGTTGTTTGATCGGTTATCTCAGTCTATTGAAAAAATCCAAGAAGTCAATGTCAATTTGCTGCGCATGATTGCTCTTCATGAGGAAAAACATGAGCAGCATGAACGATTTCAAACTTCTTTTCAACAGGATATTAAGGATTTGTATGCGCGGATCGCCACCGTTGTCCGCGATATTGAAGATATGATTGAACGAAAAGAACAAAAAATTCTGGACTATATCAATGCACGCAATACAGCTGATAAGTGTGAAAAACAAAATGAATCATTTTTCTCAATCTTTGATCTTGGAAGAATCAGTAAGGTCATTTGGGCAATTCTGGTTCTAATTTTCTTTATTGGATATTACACTGCAAAAATACAAGTTCCTATAATTGAAAATCTACTGAAATAATTTGTCATTTAGTTGTGAATAATATATAATGAGTCAATGTCCTTATTCATCGATATTAAATATTTGCAGCTGATCTCGGTACGTCTAGAAGGCTTTCATCGTAAGTCTGAATATTTATGGAACTGTCGATGTTTTCTTTGTGGCGATTCACAAAAAAAGAAAACCAAGATGCGTGGGTACTTCTTTCGCGAGAAGGATCGGATCATCTATAAATGTCACAATTGCGCCAGAACGCATCAGATTCGAACGATTCTTAAACAATTCGATTCTTTACTATATAAGGAGTATCTGCTTGAATCATACAGTGATTCACACCAGCATCAAAAGAAGATTCAGCAGACGCGAGTACAAAGTATTCCTGCGGTCCGATTTGATGTAGTCAAACAGACTACAATTGAAGGTGCTGAACGATGCGATTATCTTCCTGATCAACATCATTGTCGGTTGTACTTGATGCGCCGACAGATTCCGGTGTCCCGATGGTCATTGCTTCATTATACCGATAACTATGAAACAGTAATTCGTCACTTAGCTCCTGACGAATTGAAGAAAGTTCGCGCTGATGCCCGATTACTAATTCCTTTTTATGATACATATGGGTCCCTGGCAGCGATGTCTGGTCGCGCTCTTGCTGCCGCTGCTGAGTTACGCTATGTCACGATTCGTCTTACAGATGGCACAGAAAAGTTGGTATATGGGCTTGAACGAATCAAATCCGATCAACCTCTGATCATCACAGAAGGTCCATTGGATAGTTTGTTCTTTGAAAATGCCGTCGCGTCGGGGGATGTGAATTTGATGACAGTTGCGGCACAGGTCAATCATTCGGATGTATATTTGGTCTTTGATAATGAACGACGCAATAAAGAAATTGTAGAAATGATGCGCAAAGCCATTTACGGAGGATATCGAGTGATGTTCTGGTCTGAGACAATTCGTGGAAAAGACATTAACGAAATGATTTTAAATGGGCACACCAGTGAAGAATTAACACAGGCAATTTATCGTGACTCCGCATCAGGACTTACCGCGAAAACAAAACTCGCGTTTTGGAAAAAAGTGTAAAATGACCACAGAACACCTCGTCAAACTTGTAGCCGTCTCAACTCCTAAAATTGATGGCGTCAAGACTGCTGAGGACTTGATTGCATATTGTGCTCGCGTGTCTAATCCTGCTAATCAATCAAACATGGACACCGGACCCAAATTGATTCGGTATCTTCTCAAGAACAAACATTGGAGTCCACTTGAAATGGTGAGTTTAACGCTGGAGATTAATACCACTCGTGATATTGCTCGACAAATCTTGCGGCATCGATCATTTTCATTTCAGGAATTTTCTCAACGCTATGCTGATCCAACAAAAGATTTGAAGTTTATTACGAAGGACGCACGGCTTCAAGATATGAAGAATCGTCAAAATAGTTTGATTACTACCGATAATACACTCAAACAAGAATGGGAGGTGCGACAACAAGATATAATTCTAAAAGCCCAAACAATCTATGCGTGGGCAGTTAGAAACGGAATTGCGAAAGAACAAGCGCGAGCAGTTCTGCCGGAAGGTTGCACGATGAGCCGACTCTATATGGCTGGGACCATTCGAAGCTGGATTCATTATTGCGACTTGCGACGAAAAAATGGAACACAACTAGAACATCAAGAAATTGCAGAAGCCTGTTGGACAATCCTCCAACAAGAATTTCCAACCATTACGCAAGCACTAGAACAGGACTAACACCATGACCAACCAGACCGTTGTTGTTGACTATACCCGTGAT